CGTCCAATGTACGCCCTTTGAGCCACCTCTTCGACTTCCCATCAAATAAATAGCCACTCTGTTGCCCTTTGCAAGTTCTGTCCAAAGTGGCGACATAGTGGCGTGTTCTTTGACCTCAGTCAGTCCGTAGTGCTTCATCATCGCTGGTATTCCGCTCCAGTACGTTCCATTACCGTTCGGATCTGCATACTGTTTGCAATACGGTTGAATCGTTGCGGGAGTATAGTCTTTGTACTGCTCCATTTCGATGATAGCGTTACAGATGCTTACCTCACCGCACCCGCAGTTCCGCAGATACCACGGCTTTTTCGGATAGCCGAGACCGCCCCACCTGGGATCGGTCTGCATATATTTAGTTTTGTTCATTCTCCTCACCGTCCTCGATGTAGTTCAGCTCTTCAACGTCCATCGGCTCGACCTCGTAGAAGTCTTTTGAACTCACTCCGATGATCGCTGCGATAAACAGTCCGATTGCGGAGATTGTCGCTCCGATATTGTCGTAGTACGGGAGTCCCCATATCTTTCCGACCGTCAGAACGAGAGTCGCACTTGCCGGAATTACGACCAATGCGACCCATTTAAGAATATCGTATGTTCTGTTTGATACTTTCATTTATTTGTCCTTTCCAGCGGCTACCGCCATGCACGTTAGCATCATTCCCGTAAATGCTCCGACTATGAAGCAAATAAAATTAGTTAGCATTTTCTGTTCTCCTAAATAGTCCTATATCCTATGACTTGCGTTATAGCAATGTAGTCCCCCGATGCAACATTCGGATTTGGAATATAGCCTTGTCCAGTAACGTATACACTCCCCTTAAAAGTGTTTATGGTATCGCCTTCGATGATGACATCCTTTGTCTTTAGAAACATTCCACCACTTACATATAGCGCCACCCAGAGATTGACCTTTTTGTTATTCGGTCGATATACGTCAGCGGACGCGAATGTGCCGTCGTTCGATCGGTAGCAAATCTTCAGCATCTCGAAGTTGGTGGCACTTTCGGAAAGCGTAATCGCTCCGCTCAACGACTGGTTATCGTTGTCGAACAACACCACCCTATTATTAAGTATCTTTAGTATCTTTGCTATCAATTTTTTAACGTCTAACAAAATACCCACCCCCTTTCGGAAGTGAGCGTTTTCAAGGCTTTGAGGAGTTTACGTACTACCCCCCCAATTTATTGAATTGGTAGTATCTGAAATACAAGGAGCTACCATTGACGTTCAACCACGTAACACCTTTATATGTGTGTCCCTTGATAACAGGGAACACCATCGTGTGCTGTGTGCCGTTAGCGTTTGATCCTGTTATTTTGCCTACCGCAAAATTTTCGGTTACATCATTGACGTAGTAATACCATGTACCGCCACCTGTCAGCAGACCAATGTCAGCCATTATGATGCCATCAGATGGGCACTCCCATTGTGACCAATGCACCGAATTCACAAGTCCCACATACGTCCACGTCGGTGTGCTGTCCAACGCTTTCAGTATCTTCTCTATCTGTTTCTTTAAATCAAGAAATGCCATTGAATCACCCCCTAAACAATTACATCGCTATCCCAACCGAGACTAACCAATGCGTCATATATCTCTTTGTCCGTGCCCGACGTCGCTGCGGTGTCGAGTGCAAGTTTCAGATTGTTGCCCGATATATCTCCACTTGCATCTATGTCAATACCGCTCAATGTATCCTCACAATCCACTGTATCGTGGAATGTTGTCGGCATATTGCACTCAAAGCCGCTTGCACTTGCTGGCTGACCAAACGCTATGCCGTGACCGCCAGCGAGGAAGTCTATAGTATAAAACGCTGATGCAAGCGTCTGTGTTTGTGGTGTGCCAGAGCCCTCGCTATCGTTCGGTGTGATAGTGATCTGGCTGCTCTCATTGATAGGAAAGGTGCCTATTCTTCCGTACAAAGCCTTCGGACTTGACCACGAGCTTGTTGATGACCAATTGACTGCTGTGGTGAATGCTCTGTCTGTGTACCAAGTAGCGGAAACGCTTAACGTAGCGCCATCGCTGTCAATGGCTGACACTGTTGGCTGGGACAATGTTGCTATTGCGTCCGTCCAGTTGAATGTCGCTGTTGCTACTGCGTATGTTCCCTCGTCGTCTTTAGTGCCGCTTGCATTGGTACGCTCCAACGTAAAGGCAACCTCTGGCGCTACATACGGATTGACCGTGATAGCGCCAAGCGTCTTTGTTGTCGTCTGTCCTCTGCTGTCTGTCACCGTTACTGTCGGTGTAAATGTGCCAGCAGAATCTAATAGAATTGAAAGAACTCCATTAGATGTTCTTGTTGCCGTCTGATTTCCTATCGTCAGCGTTGCACTCGATATTGTTCCGCCATACTTTGCGGACAGACTCGATAAAGTCACCTTAGCCGTGGTTAACCCGACATAAGCATCTCCATCATAATCATTAATGAAAGACACCTGTGTACTATTAAATGTAGGCGGGGCATCCAAGGTAACGGTAAACAGGTTTCCCCAAGAAGAACCTGTATCCGAATACTGATAACCAGAACACAAATCCGAGCCATTGTAACTACTTGAAAAACTTAGGAAACTGTTATATGCCCCAATAGTTGCTGTTATTGATGTGCTATTGCTTGAATTAAAAACACTCGAGGTACTTATAGATGCTGGGTATCGTTCAGTCACACTCGTTGTATACACGGTGTTGTTTCTCATATCTACTTCACCACGCATATACCCGTCCGTACGGCTCTTGTCGTGATGAACTTCCATTAATTGGGTGCTCCCAATCTTAAGAAAGAATGCAGACTCAACCTTTCCCATATTCGCTATAACCGAATAATTGCTTGGACAAACATATTTTGCTGTCATCGTTGTTGTGGGAACAAATGAACTTGTCGACACGGTCATATTTGAACCTGTTAGAGAAAATGTCCATGTTGAATATCCCCTAAGCCCATACGAGACACCACCATCATCATCGCTTGTTTCTCTATATGATTTTGTTATCGTTGCCATAAAATCACCCTAACCATTTCAAATATAAATTATTAGCACCGTTAACTTCGTGCACTTTCCATGACCACTGACCAAGGCCGCCATCAGAGACCTGTGTGCCTACATCCATCTGTTGGAGCACTACAGACTGCGTGATGTAAAGCCTGTTGCCGTTGATGTACGCAACTCGGTTTGAGCCTTGATAGAAGCCGAGTTCTGTGCCGTCTATCTGCACGTGGAATCCGCTCACATCGCCTACGACTGTAGATGTGCCGTACGATGCAAGTGTCTGGCCGTTAGCACCGATGATATTCATCCCTGTAGTCGTCAGATCTAAACGGTAGTTGCTTCCATCCGTGCGAAGCGACAAACCGTTGCTTGTGAGCACTAAATGGCTTGACACGTAGTTTTGTATCGCTTGGTCAATTCCAGTCAGTTCATACCACCCCTGTGCGTTCGGGTCTCCCGTTGGATTATTCACCACCGAATATGTATAGTTTGGCGATGTTCCTTCTCGTGTGAAGTACCACTTGTTTGGCTCTACCTCTGTGTCAGACGTGAGAGCGTAAGTGCCGTTCTTCGCTACAAGATCAAGAACACCGACTACATTCTCGACTATGCTCAACTGATCTAATGCCGTGTTCGCACTCGTCGTGGCGCTTTCTGCCGAACTTTTAGCCTCCTGCGCATCTGCATAAATGCCGTCTAACGTAGTGCCAGCCTGTTCGGCAGCGGTCTGCATGCCGTCTAAAAGCGTATTAGCCTCTTCGGCAGCGTCATAGATCGCCTTGACCGATGCTAATGCCGTTTCGTTCTGTGCTTTTATATCAGGCATTGTCCACCTCCAGTCTCGCCCTTACGTTTATAGTAGTTACTTGCATCGATGCCGTAATCGTGTACGTTTGGCCTGTTGCCAGTACAGTGGACAGATTGTCGGCATTGTACCAACGAATCACTCCGATGTCGGCTATCTGTGTGGCTGATAACTCCACTCCGTTTGCGTACACGTGAGCGGTCAAGGTCGTATCAACGTAGTCCGTCAGGAACAAAGTCCCAGCTGATGACGTAATCTCACAAGACAGAGCAACTTGCGCATCGGTCTCAAGCGGGAGCCACGAGAACACGGATGGATCAGTTATGTCTACAGACGGTGAGTTCTGATTCACCGCTATGCCGATGTAACTCTTTCCCGCTGGATTCAAGCTGATACCGTGGCCGCTCGAATCGTCAGCGTATGCCACCCACGTATAGGCAGCCGTTATGTCACCGAGTGCAGCCACCTCCGCAGCCAACTGTTGGACTTTGTCGCTGATACCTGATGTCCTGAGCAGATAGTCTCCAATCGTGGCCGTCTGTGTCTCGTCTGCCTCGCTGGTCTCTATCTTGAGGATGCGGGCCTCGAGATATAACTCATCATCATCGTCGATGATGTTGATTCGGTCGCCGACTTGCGCATCGTCAGGAAGTTTCGCAAAGTCTACTTCGTAGTTGACAGCCGGCGCTGATAGTTTCTGAAGTTCTGCCCTCGCCTGTCCAGCGAGTTCCGCTTTGCTGTCTGTATCGAACTGATACGAGCCGACCCACAGCCCGTCCTCGTCTATCATGGAGGACCATCTGTCCATCGCCGTGATGTTACGCATCTGACCCGTTACGGTGTCGACCTGATATACATCGCCGGTCGATGGATCCGTATAGGAATACGAGTACCCTTTCAGATTTATCGGCGTGTCGCTTCCTTCAGGTGTTCCGCCGGTTACGTTCAGAGCAGTAACGAGGTCCGTTATGCTCGTTTTGGTAACTATGCGGTCGATGTCGTAGTTAAGTCTCAGCTGTGGAATCGCTTCCTGTAAACCTCTGCGCTTGACCACGTTAACTATCTTCTCTTTTACCTGTAAGCCTTCGACACGGAACGAGTAATACAGTTCGCAATCCCACAGGCCCACCACAGAGCGCAGTCTCTCGGTACAGGTCGACGTTCCGTCCCACGTGTTCGTGAGTGCGTTGGTCGGTGCGTCCTGTATGTCGAGCGTCCAGTCTGATGGCATGAACTGTGTCATCATTTGCGTGAGCGTCTTGTTCGTGAGCGTGATGGCCTCGCACTGCGTGTTGAGTAGATCCAGCGCAGCATCTTCCGCATACAGGCGAATGGTCTGCTCTTTCGTATCCGATTCGGTCTCGACTATCTGGAAGAGCGAATTGTAGTTATTGTCCGCACTTCCGCTCTTGAGTATGTAGTTGCCCGCTGTGATCGAGTCCGTGAGGTCGGTGCGTGTGTCGTCTGTCCACGTTATCGTGCACTCGAACGAATTGACACCGCTCTCCACGTCCTCGACGAGCGTGTCCTCGGATATACGAAACCCCGACGGGAGTTCCGTCGAGGCTTGTCCGAGAATGTTCATAGATCTATCGCAGAAATAAATGATCATAGATAAACCTCATTGAATATTATCTGTATAGTTGGTTTGTACGAAGTGTTCACCCAGTTGGACCACACCGCCCTGATGATGTTCTGACCAGGGCGAAGTACGAAGTCTTCCCAGTCGTTACCGAGAGCGCCGTACTGTGGTTCGAGATGTCCCTCGAGTGAGCCGGCACGGTAAAGAGTGACATTCGCATCATTGCAGTCAGCTTCGACCACGTCGCCCGCTGTGAACACGTTCGGGATCTCTGCGAATGGAACGCCCGGCTTTGCTATCATCGATGCACTATGCAGCGCGTTCGTGTGGAAGTCTCCGCTCCAGTTGAACACGATGTTTATCCCCGCAGTGTTTTCGATTGCGCTGTCCTTGAATGTCCTGTCCGGAAGATTGCCGACCGAGAATGTTACGACCGCACCGTCTTTCGTCCAACCGCTGTTGAGATTGGACTGCGTGTAGTTCCATCCGCTCTGTACCGTGCGGACTCTCGCCTCTTTGACCTTGACCTTTTTCTTTTTCTTTTTCTTCTTGACCGTCTTTGTGACCGTCACGTAATAGGTCTGCTGTGTGTATACCGCCGTCCTGTTGCAGTATCCGAAATGAGTGTTGTAATACGACAGGTCGATGGAGTCTGTACCGACCACCGTATCGTTAAGTATGTACTCGACGATTCCCGCCGTACCGTTGCCTGTCTTCTTGATGCGGAAGCCCACAACAGTCACGCCATTATTCTGTGTCAGCGCCTCGAATGCTCCCGTCTGGCCTGTTGCCGAGACGCACATTCTGTGGACGATGTCGAACTCGTAGTTGACCGCACCCGATGTCGTTCTTGTCAGCGATGCAGTCCCGCTCGGTTTGGCATACTGCTGAGTCTGTCCCGCTCCGTTGTTCCAGTAGGTGTCCGTGATCTGTCCCGTGTTGACGTTCGTCGGTGTCCACGCTGTGAGCGCACTGAACTCGCTATTAGCCAGTGTCTCGTTTGATGCGTACTGGTCAACGTCCACGATGTCAGGATTCCCGAGTTGGATGATGTTCTCTTGCGGATCAAGGAACGCAACGAATCCACAGTCGCCGTCTTCGGAGTAGTCTCCATTAAGTTTCCTCGAGGCGAACGATGCCCTCAGTATAGGTCTTGCCGGATAGGTGCCTGTGTAGTTAAACGTGAATGTCGCTGAACTATCCGAGACCACCACCCCGCTTGCATCCGTACTCGACAGCGTCTTGACCGCTACCGAGCGCTTGAATGGATAAGCGCAATAAAGCGACCACTTACCGCGTGCCGCGTTCTTGTAGTCGCTGAATGATGTGTCCATGAGCGGAAAGCCCGTATAGAACTTATCGGACTCGTCATTGAATACAACGTCCGACTCACCCGCCGACAGAATGTTATTAAGTTTGATTAGTTTGCTCCGGAGATCCTCCATGCTGTCGCCCTGGAGCACGAATTCGACCTCGATGGTCCTTGCCGGAAATCTCGAGGACTTGATTTTTTCGCCGTCAGCTGAGCCGACAGTATATGTGCCAAGTTCTGCCTGGAGACCTTCTCTTCCGGATGTGATGACAGTCGTGTATCCGTCGAGTATGTCTTCGATGTACTGACCGTTTATTTTCGCCGCTTCAACTGGCAAATCTTGTCTGTCCATAGTCTCTCCTAAATGTATCCGAGTTTGCGATTCGCTCTATTCTGGATCCTGTTGATTTCCGTCTCCATGTATGGCGCTGTGGTCCTTGCGACTTCACGGCCGTCAAGATTAACCACTACAGTTATCTCTGCCCCGCCGTTCGGAGTCTGCCTGATGGAGTTCGCTATCTCGTCCATCTTCCTCCAGAATGGATCAAGTGGAACGATGGCCTCTGCTCCAGCCTCGCCCGCTCCAACGAGTGTCGCGCCGTCCACGATGCCGCCTCGAGCCGCCCACGTTACGCTGAGTTTAGGCTTAACGCCCTTCAGGAGGTCGCCAACCTTCCACCCTGCCGGTGTGATGCTGAACTTCGGCACCTTGATATGTGGTGTGCCCGTCTTGAACTTGAAGAAGCCTTTGATCTTGTCGACTATCGCCTTGACCTTAGCCTGTAATGCCTGAATAGGTGCAAGGAACCTCGTGAGGATGCCTTGTGCTGCCTGTGTGACCTTGCCCCATATCGCAGAGCCGAGGCCTTTAACGATCGTGAGCCCGATCTTGCCAAGAGCCACAACGATCTTCGGGATGTTCTGAATCAATGCAGAGGCGAACTTGCCAAGCAACTGCCCCGCTGTCGAGATTATCTTCGGAAGTTGCGTGGATGCCCACTGCTTGATCTTACCGCTCGACATTCCGTTAGCGAGATTCGTAATATTGGTCGCAAATGTGGAAATGAGCGAACTGACTTGTGACAAGAGCATCGGTACGCCTTGCTTCAGGAATGTTCCGATAGCACTCGGGAGTGACTTGACCAACGTGCCTATCATCGGGAGGAAATTCCCGAAGAAGAATGTGCTCGCTGACGTCATGAGCTGATTAAGGGACCCGCTTACATCCTCACCGATTGCAAGTGAGCCCATAAAATTCATGAACGATGCCTTCATCGCTCCGAACGAACCGCTGAATGTTTGCGAAGCCTCTTCTGCCGCCACGCCTGTCAGACCGAGATCGCCCTGGATGGCATGAATAGCATCGTAAACATCGCCGAGATTGTTGATGTCATAATGGACACCCGTCAGTTCCTCAGCATCAGCAAGCAGACGCTCCATCTCTGACTTAGTGCCGCCATAACCGAGTTTCAAGTTATCGAGCATCGTATAGTTCTGCTTTGCGAAGCCCTGATAAGCCATCTGCACCGATGTGATGTCCGTGCCCATCTTTGCGGAGTTGTCTGCCATGTCGAGGATGGCTGTGTTCGCCGCCTCCATCGCTTTGTATGTGTCCCCACCATAAGCATTCTTGAGCGCAGCACCGAACGAGACCGCCTGCTCTGAGTAGTCGTTCATCGAGATGCCCGCAGCTGCCGCCTCCCGTGCGTAGGCTCTTGCAGAATCCGCCGCTTCACCATAAAGCGTGTCGAGTCCACCAAAGTAAGACTGTTGCAGTTTAGCACCCTCGTCGAGTGCGGCCTTTACTCCCTTGACCACCATTGTGCCGATGGCTGCTGCAGCGAGAGCCTTCTTTGCGAAAGCGCCGATTTTACTACCAGCAGATGTACCCGCCGCTTCCGCCTCGCCTCCGAGTGCGCTCGAAATGGACCCTTTGATGCCCTGTGCTGATGGGACTATTTGTACATATGCAGTTCCAAGAGTTGTTCCTGCCATGTTTATTCTCCTCTAATTCGTTTGAGTGTAGCCTCGAATTCCTCTGCGGATCTAAAGGCTTTGACTTTTTCTCTCTTCTCGCCCTGTATCGCTTCCGTGAATAAGAACGGCTTCTGCCGGTTGTCCTTCTTGCCGAACCCCATTCGGAGCATCGTCAGATTGTCAGCGATCGCCGCGAGAATAATTGTGTCCATGCCGACATTGGTGTCGGATGCTTTGAGTTTGATTCGTGAGTCGTCCCTCAAACCAGCAGACAAGGTCGCCACGAGCCGAAGCGGTAGCGACCTATAATCATATATGTGATACGTCTCGGCAAGGTCGCATATCAGTGCATCCTCATCGAGCCGGATCATGCTGGCGAGGGATATTAATTTTTTGATTCTGATGCAGAGCTCATGATCTCGCTAAGAGCGTCGACCATAGCCGTACTCTTGACACGGCCGTTCTCGTCTCGGAGGTGTTCTTTGAGCGATTTGACGCCATCCTCTCCAAGCAGCATCTTGGCTGCCTTAACTATTTGGCCAGTTTCACCTTCGTCAATGCTCGAGAGCACTTCGAGGAATTCCCAATCATCAACCGTCGAGTCAAGAATCTCTACTTCGAATCCGTCGTTTAATTTAGCCTTCATTTCTTCACCTCCTACAGACTTGGATCTAGCTCTGCTTAATGTACTCGTAGTGAGTGTTGCCGGATGCATCCGGAAGAGCCGTGATGGTTACCTCGTAGCCAACAGCGTCGTCATCGGTGTACTCGATGTCACCGATCTCGGAGATCTTTCCGTGAGGAATGACCACTCTCTTGACTGTGTTGCTATTCATAACCATATCGATAGCCCACACACCTTCCTCAGCCTCTTTCGCATTGGCTGTGATGGTAATTCCATCTGCGAGTGTGCCTGTTACGTTGCTCGAACCATAAACAGCCTTGAGCACTTCAACGTTCAGGACCTCAATCAGAGTGAACTGGAATGTATCTTCCTTCTCTGACTGGATGTTCAGAACTGTGTCACCACCCCATGCCTTGATATCTTCAGTATCAGGGCTGTTGGAGTTTGTAAGGCCGTCCTCGCTTACATATCCGAGTGCCTTAAAGTCGGCTCCGAGTGCGGTTGTTGCATCTGTTGGAAGAGTAGTACCTGCGGCCGCTCTCCAGATAGCACCACCGATCGCCGGCTTGCCAGCACTTACGTTTCCTACTGTCTGTGCCATTGATTGCCTCCTAATAATGAGTAATGTTATACACGGCTTGCCAGCGATACTGCTTCGTGGCCGTGTTCGTAAAGTTGTAATCCGTATTCAACTCGACGCGAGTTACTTCGTCGAGTTCAGCGAAGCCGTCCATCGCCTCCTCCACTTCCTTATTGAGAAGCATCGCCCCATAAAGCGTTGCCCCATAGGACTGGAGTGCAAGCGTGGTCGTTGTGATGTGGTTCGCTCGGCTGCTGCCTGTCTGATCTATCAGCACGTAGTCTGTGACCTGATCAGGCGCTTCCATTACCACAGGAACATCAAGCACGGACGAAAGATAATCGAGAAGTGTTTTCGCTATCATCAGATGCCACCTCCTAA